CTTCGTAACAATGGACTAGGAGACATAATCAAAAACGAGATACTCGTGTCTTTTGGTCGCAACGAAGATAACAAGGCAGCTGATTATGCTGCTCTTGCACAAGAGCGTGGGTTTCAGCCAACACAAAAGTTGAAGGTTGAACCCATGACTCTTAAAGCGCTAGTTCGGGAGCGTATTGAGGCGGGTAAGGAACTGCCTACCGAGCTTTTCAACGTATTCGTTGGAAATAAAACAATAATAAAAAGGAAACAATAAACATGAACCAAGTACAAGTAAAAGAAGAAGCAGGCGCATTGTCTACGAATCTATTCGAAGCTGATGCAAATGCGGGCTCTCAGAATATGACGCAAGAAGATCTTGCATTACCATTTCTGAAAGTTTTAGGACAATTATCTCCGGAGGTTAATAAACAGAATGCTAAGTTTATTAGCAGCGCAGAACCTGGAATGATTGTAAACAGCGTGACCAAAGAGCTTTATGATGGAGCCAAAGGTATAAATATTATACCAGTCCATTATGAAAGACAGTATGTCGAATGGCAAGACAGAGGTCAGTCTGGAAATGCTCCTGTAGCAATCCATAGTGCAGATAGTGATATCGTGAGTACAACTACTCGTGATAAATCTTGGAAAGATAGATTACCTAATGGTAATTATCTGGAAAACACTGCTAATCACTTTGTGATTCTTATGGGTAAAAGTCCATCCACAGCATTGATATCTATGAAGGCTACTCAATTAAAGATTAGTCGTAAATGGAATTCAATCATGATGGGTCTTAAGCTACAAGGAAAAAATGGCTTATTCACACCGCCAACATATAGCCACATTTATAATCTAAAAACTGTTCAGATGTCAAATGACAAAGGAACATGGTTTGGTTGGGATGTGTCTAAAGTAGGACCGGTTACTGATAAAGGTGTTTATGCGATTGCCAAAAGCTTTGCTGAAAAAAATAGCAAAGGTTTAGTGAAAGTTAAACCCGAAAATCAGGAAGCAACTAAAAAAACAATCAATTTATAGTTCCTAGGGAGTGGGCGGCAGAGCGAGAGTGAAACCGCCCATTTATAAATTATGATTGATGTTAAAAAAATTAATGGTGGTCCGACCACTTATGAGGACTGGTATGATCTTGGTCATACAATCATTCCGTGTAAACACGGTACACCTGAAATAAAATCATGGTCAAGCCTAGATTTAAAAATAACAAAAGAAGAATGGAAACAGAAATATTCAGATTGCGAAATTGCATTAAGATTAGACGGAGTAATTGATTTAGATATTGATAATAGAATTGCTAAAAGATTTGTAGATAAATATATAATAACTTGTGACGCTATATCAGGTAGACCAAGTAATCCTAAAAGTCATTATTGGTGGAAAGGTCAATTAGAAAAAGCAGCCTTTTCTTTACCAAAAGATTTAATAAAATATTATGAAAACGCTCCTCATGGAGCAACACTTTGCGAAATAAGAAGTGGACACCAATACTACACCATCGTACCTGGATCATTACATAGTAAAGATCCTGAACATGTAAAATGGGAACACTATAATAGTATAAAGGAATATTCAGGAGATTTAAATAAGGACTTAAGAAAGATTGCCCTATCTACAGCACTTTGTATTTTGTATGCACACAAAGGTGCAAGAGATGAATACTGTACCGCTATAGCGGGAGTGTTAGTTAAGCAAACTAACTGGAAGGATGACGAAATTAATGATTTTATTTATAATATTGCAGCAGCAGCTAATGATGACGAAGCTGAAAGTAGAAAGTCTAAAGGCACAACAGCCAGAAAGGCAAATAGAAATTTTGGAATGCCCAAACTTGCTGAAATACTCGGGTGTGAAGTAAAAACAATTGCACATTTATTTAGTTGGATTGGGGCAGAAGACAAATCTTTAGCTGATGTTAAAGTAATTGCAGATGAATCGATCGGAGACATTATTGAATATGGTCAGGACAGATACAAGATAGACGTAACAGGTAAATTAGAAGGAAAACCTTTTACTAAAACAATTAAAGTGAATGGCCCAACACTCATGAATCAAAAATTATTTTATGATGCGGTTGTAACACAAGCGCAAGTTTGGATTCCTAAGATGAAAACTAATGATTTTGAAACAGTCATGAGAATGAAATTTGAAACAAGAACAAAAGCAAAAAACTACGTAGAAGAAGCTAATGAGGATTTAGTCTTCGTAAAACATTTTACTAATTACATTAAACAAGAGAAAGCTTTTACCGATAAAAAAGAATTATTTGCTTATGATTTACCTTGGTTTAATAAATCAGAGAATTATTTAGAATTTAAATTAAATAAATTTGAAGATTATTTACAAAGTCAAAAAGTAAATTTAAAAAGAGTTGATTTAGTATTAAGTATTCAAGATATATTAAAAGCGAAGAGGATACGTGGACATTATAAGGAAAAATCTCTTGTATCTTGGAGAATAGATAAACCCGACATTGAAAATGAAGATATAGTTATAGAAGGGGAATACACTGAAGGAACGGAGGTGATAGATTTTGAAAAAGATAGAGCCTAGATTTATTGCAGGTCCTCCAGGTACGGGTAAAACTCATGGTTTTATATTAGACCTTTATAAAGAGTTATTACTTAAATACCATCCAGACAAAATAATTCTTCTTTCCCATACAAATGTAGCCGCTGATCAAATTAAAGATGCAATTTTAGCATTACCTATAATGAAAGAAAGAGGTTTTACCAAAAAATCTATGAAGTATAAAATCTGTACTATTCATAGCTATTGTAAAAATAGATTATTACATAAAGACAAATTTGAATACGAAGATCATAAGAATTTAATTATACAAAATAGATTATTTCGTAGAGATCCCTCAACAGATGTTGACAAACACACTCTATATAAATTTAGATCAGATGCTAAAGGACGTGGTAAGACTTATGATGAGTACTGGAGAATATGCGATAAATTTGCTTATAGACCTTATAGGATTGAATTAATTAAAGAGCTTCTTCCAATATATGAAAAATACAAAAAAGATAATAATAAATGTGATTACACAGATATGATTGAAGACTTTATAAAACAAACATATAATGAAAAAACTAAAAAAATGGAGGATGATGTAAGAGATCCAGACATTGATGCAGTCATTATAGATGAATGTCAGGATAGTAATGTTCCTCAAACCAAAGCTATTGAAAAAATGGCCATCAATGTAAAAGAGGGTCATTATTATTTAGTGGGTGATGCAGATCAAACCTTATTTGAATACGCAGGATCAGATGCAGACAAGTACCACAAATTAGCGGCTCATCCTTATAAAGAATTAAGAGAAGGCTTACGATGTAGCGAAGCTATAAATAAAAAATGCAAAGAAATTATTTTAGATATTTGGAATCATTATGGGTCTCATAGAACGTGGACACCAGCTAGGTACACGGAGAAACATAATATGGGCCATATAGGGGAAGTTATTAAAGGTAATGGCTATTATTTATCTAACTTAGAAGGTTCTAGCCATTTAGATATTTTATTAGATAAAATAAAAAACACTAATCAAACATTTTTATTTACATATAGAGGAACGCCAGGAGATACTAGGTGTACCGAATTTTTTGATAGACACGGATTAGAGTATGCCCATGTTAAAAATTCAGCTCATGTATCTAAAAAAGAACTAAGAGCTCATCATCTATGGCCCGACTTTATAAGAAGTATACCCATGAGTCGTACTCAAGTAAAACATTTCTGTGAGTATGCAGGAAGTAAAGTTAAAGTTAGATTAAAAAAAGGAGAAGTATTAAATTTTGAGGAGTGGACTAACAAAGATTACACAATTGACGAATTGATACAAAAAAAAGTTTTTAAAGAGGATGCAAAACAGCATAGAGATTTTGATTTAGTTAGAAGGCCTTCTGAAATTTCAAAAGAAAAATTACTTTATATTAAAAAAGTTTTAGCAAAAGGTTTTGATTTTGATAAAAAGATTCAAATTAAATATGGAAACATTCATGAAGTCAAAGGCCTAACATTTGATAATGTTATTGTAGACCATACCCTAACACGAAGAGAAAAAGATTGGTTTACTCAATTAAGACTAGCATACACAGCCTACAGTAGAGGAGTCTTTGACTATTGGACTTTAGCACAAAGCCCAGGAAAATATAAAACAACATTAGGGAGAAAATAAGATGAGTAACGTATATAAAAAACAAATCGGTGGGGACCACTATCAATCGATGACGATCCAACCTTCAGAATTTATTAATAAAAATAATTTGCCCTTCGCAGAGGGAAATGCTATAAAATATTTGTGCAGACACAAACAGAAAGGACAAAAGCAAGATTTGGAAAAAGCAATTCACTACTGTCAGATGGCAATTGATAGAGATTATCCAGAAAAAAAAGATACGGCTTCGTCTGTTCTGACTAAAGATTTTTTAGAAGAAGCTGAGAAAGAGAAAAAAGAATTAGAAGAATCTTATAAAGAATCAAGAAGACAAACAGAAGAACGGAAATCCAACGAATGGGTTAAAGGCTATAACAAATGGAATAAAAATAATGTGTGAAGTTCCACAACTCACTGATCTAAATTTAACAGGTATAGATACCGTTGCAATTGACTTAGAAACATATGACCCTAATTTAAAAACAAAAGGGTTAGGGGCAGTTAGAAAAGATGGCTTTGTTTGTGGCATAGCAATCGCAACGAAGAAACAAACTTTATATTTTCCTATTGCACATAACATGACAGATAATTTAAACACTAAAGAAACCTGGGATTATTTGAACGAAAAAGTGTTTAAAAACAAGGGTTTACGCAAGGTTTTTCACAATGCCATGTACGACGTATGTTGGATTAGATCGGCAACTGGAGAGATGCCACAAGGACCATTGCTCGACACTATGATCGCAGCTTCTGTAATTGATGAAACAAGAATGAAATATTCTTTGGATTCAATTAGTAAAGATTATTTAAAAGAATCTAAATATAAATATGATTTAACGGCTAAAGTTTTAGACTGGTCTAATGGAACCATAAAAGATCCTATGACTAACATGCACAAACTTCCACATCACTTAGTAAAAGATTATGCAGAACAGGATGTAAATTTAACTTTAAAACTGTGGGAACTATTTGACACAAAATATTTGGACGAAGTATTATACACCAAAGATAAGGAGGACGGAAGTAAAGAATCAAAAACATGTAGAAAAATATTTCAATTAGAAACTAAATTATTTCCCTGTCTGGTTGACATGAAATTTAAAGGAGTTAAAATAGATGTCGAAAAAGCGAAGATTCTTGGAAAATGGTTAGATAAACGTAAAAATAATTTACTTAAAATTATTAAAAAACATACTAACATTGATGTACAGATATGGGCCGCGTCTTCTATTAAAAATTTATTAGATCATCAAAAAATAACTGACTATAAAAAAACTAAAGATAGAACTAAAAAACTTAAAGATAAAAAAGGTAAGCCGATTATCGACAAAGAAACTGGTAAAGTTAAAACAGAAATAATTAAATCTACAACACCTAAATTACCAAAAGATTATTTAAAGACTCACAAGAACCGTTTCTTGCATATGATTTTAAAAGCAAGGGAGTGCGACAAAGCTAAAAATACTTTTATCGAAGGGTTATTAGGATTTGTACATAAAGGTAGGATCCATGCAGATATAAACCAGATTAGATCAGACCAAGGTGGAACGGTTACTGGAAGATTTTCTATGTCTAATCCTAATCTACAACAGATTCCGGCAAAAGGCATGGTTGGTAAAAAGATGAGAGAATTATTTATTCCTGATGATGGGTGTGTGTGGGGATCATTTGATTACTCTCAACAAGAACCACGGATAGTTGTGCATTACGCATTAAAGTTAGGCTTACCCGGAACAGATACATTACAAGATGAATTTAACAAGGACGATGCAGACTTTCATCAGATAGTAGCAAACATGGCTAACATACCACGGATCACGGCCAAAACTATTAACCTAGGTCTCTTCTATGGTATGGGAAAAATAAAATTACAAAAAGAATTAGACCTTACGAGAGAACAAGCAGATAAATTATTTGCTACCTATCATGCCACGGTACCTTTTGTAAAACAACTATCCCAAGATTTAATTGAGTTTGCAGAAGAACATAAATTACTATTTACACTGGAAGATAGATTCTGTAGATTTAACAAATGGGAAACACGAAATAGAGAATGGAATAATACAATTAATAGATATGAGCCGGTTCCAATATTAACAAAAAAAAATGCAGAAAAAGAATTCAAATCTGAATTATTAGATAAATTTAAAGATCATATTGCTGATGATTATATGAAGAATTTTGACAATTATTATAAATCCGCGTTTACCTACAAAGCTTTAAACAGATTAATTCAAGGTGGTGCAGCGGACATGACTAAAAAAGCAATGGTAAATTTATATGAAAAGGGAATTTTACCTCAGATACAGATACACGATGAGTTGTGTCTTTCCATAAAAAATGATAAAGAAGCTTCAATTGTAAAGGAAACAATGGAAAAGGCTATTATTCTTGAAGTTAAAAACAAAGTTAACTATAAAAAGGGTAAAAACTGGGGTACAATAAAATAAACAAGGAGAAAACTATGGACCATATAAAAAATGTAATAACATGGGCTAAGGCTAATAAACAGAAATCTGTTATTATAGTCATCGTTGTTATTGCAATAATCGCTTTAATAAAATAATTTATGCATGGCCTATTTAAATGCAAACATTCCCGTGCTGTATTCACAGATCCGGAGAGAATATCTCTATGATCTTAAAGAACATCACGGAGAAGTGGAAGACTGCATTATCTTTGGCCTGTCATCGATTACAGGGCGTCCTATACTCTTTCATGCAATTATGGAAAACGGTGCTATATTCTATCGGTTGC